CACCTCCCACAAGGCCATCAACCACATCTACCTATACTTGGTCAGACGGAAGCTATTCAGCGCCTTCTGGGTGGTCTACAACGGCTCCTAGCAATACTGTTGCTGGCAATTACTTGTGGTCAATCACGATCCCTTTGACGGTATCGGCAACAACGATCACTTCTACGCTTGATTGGACAAACACTGCTTACACGATCAAGTCAATTGCTTACAACGGTGCTAACGGCTCCAACGGAACCAATGGATCAAATGGATCGGCTACTTTTGTTATTACGCGAAGTGCCAATGACAGTTCAGCACCAACTCCAACAGAGGTTTATGCTTTGTTGGGGCGTTATGCAGTAGCAGGAGATATTTGTACTGTCAGTTATAACGCATATAACAATGCGGTTGTATATCAATATGTAACTAGCTGGTCTCTGTTTGCAACTTATATTACTGGTAGTTTGATTGTTGAAAACACAATCACTGCTAGTAAATTGAGTGTTACTCAGTTGTCTGCTATTGCTGCCAACCTAGGTACTATTACTGCTGGTGATTTAAGTATTGGTTCATCTCCTGCAATTAGCGGAACTACGATGACTGGTACTGGCGCTCATCTATATAGCAGTGGTAACTTTGCTTTTGGAAACTCAAGTACAAACATAGTATTTAATGGAACAACAGCTTATCTAAATGGATTTCAAACATCATCAAATAACTCAGTATCTTCTCAAGATTTAGTTCAAAGCACTAATTACTTTGCAAGAGCTGTAAACACTTTTAATGTATCAAAAACTACCATAATTACATATGGTGTTAATTACACACTTTATATTGATAAAGTGTATTCAACCGCTTGGCAATTAAGCTGCCCTACTGTTATAACTTTAGCTCAAGTTATTTCTGCATCAGCAATGATTTCTGGGAATACTTATGCAATCAAAACAGTAGGAACATCAAACTTTACGTCTGTAGGCGCATCATCTAATGTAGATGGAATTATTTTTACAGCGACTGGATCAACAACAGGAACTGGTACTGTTTGCTGTATAAATTCATCTTCTGTTATATCTGAAAATTTGTATTCATATGATCAAGTATTTACTCCTAGATCATCTGATGTATATGCAAGATTTCCAATCAGCTATACCAACTCAATATCTTTGAGTCCTTCAGCATTGGGATATAGCATTTTGATTCGTGTTGGAACTGTTTTTATACATGATTCATCGGGATCAACTTTAGGATCTTCCAACAAAGTTATGATAAATGCAGATTCATTTGCTTATGAAGCAAAAATTTAAGGACAAATCATGGGTGGATTTACAGCACAAGTACAGCAACCTCAGACTAGCCAGCCTATTGAATCTAGTGGCAAAGGTGGATCTTCTGTTACCAAACCTATTGAACAAGTATCTGCTCCAAAGGATATGACCGTTCAAGATGGTTCTCCGCCTCAGCCTATGGGCAAAGGAGGTAACTATCAAACCTCGGCTACTTCTGGTCAACCTCGTGCTGGAATGCCAAACCAATATTCCAATACTGTTGGACAATGGGATAATACGCAACAACAATCTCAGCAGCCACAAGGTGGCGGGAAAGGCAAAGGCCGATAAATGGGTTCATCTAAAGGTAGTTCTAGTTCTACACCAGTAGTAACGCAAGAACAAAAAGACGCTCTCGCAGCTCAAACTGGGTTTTTGACTGGCACGGCAATGCCTGCCTACCAAAAAACTATTGGTATGGCTGGTGATGTATATGGTCAAGCTGCTCCTGCTGCCACTACTGCTGCTGAAAATGCTTCTAATGTTGCAAGTAGAACAGGCGCTACTCAAGAAGCACTGGGAACGGCTGGTTCAGTTGCAGGCATGGCAGGTCTTGCATCTTTGTTTGGTCCTCAATACGAACAAGGTCAAGTAAATGCTGCATTGCAGGCGGGTCGTGAATCAGCTCGTGAATCACAAGTTGGTCAGAATGCTATGTACGGCGGTGCAGGCGGTCTTGGAAGCTCTCGTATGGCTTTGGCTGACAAGAACTTGGCAAGCTTGAATGCTCAACGTCAGGCTACTGCTGCTGCTGGCGCACAAGCTGGTGTGCAAGCCAATAAAGCTGCTGCTGCTGGTCAGATGCTACAAGCTGGTCAAACTGGTCTTAATGCTGCAAATACTGCTGCTGCATCTAAGATTGGATATGCTCAGACCCCTCAAGATGTCTTGGCTAAATATGCGTCAGTAATCTTTGGTACGCCACAAGCGTCTACAACGCCTAACTTTGCTGGAACTCAAGGAAGTCAGACAAGTGGCAAAAGCTCACGAATTGGTTAAGGACACATCATGGCTGATAAAAATCCATTTGCATCTGTTGGACTTAGTCAATTTGGCGCAGAAGGCGGTTCTGGTGGAATAGGTCAAGACATTCTTGCTGGTTTAACTGCATATGGAATAGATAAATCTGGCTTGAAAGATTATCTAAACACCAAAGGAATCAGCAAAAATGAAAAGGGTCAATGGGGATACGCAGCGCCTGTGACTTCAACAATGCCTGTGGCTCCAATAGCGCCTGTTGTTCCAGTAGCTCCTCCCAATCAAATGAATCGTGGAATAGCTCCAATACAACAGCAAACACCTGCTGTTCCTTCAGCTATTCCTGATCAAAACCAAATTTCAACTCAACCATTGCCTTATATGAAACCAAATGATATTGGTCATAAGATTTTGGATGATGATTTTCATGGTTCAGATTCAGGACAAGGTCCACAAGAAGTATTTGGAAATTCATCCGTTAATCAATATGTACCTGGCATGAACAACAGTCAACAAGGCTCTTCAGACATAATGAAGCTTGTTCAAATGTTTGCTATGGGATAAGGAAAAATCATGGTAGATCAAGTTGCAAACGCAGTTGTTCCTAACGCTGTTCCTCCTGCGGCAATAAATCCTATGGGAGCAGCACCTGTTAATCCAGCAGCTATTCCTGTTGCTCAGGTAGAAACTCCTGTTGCTGCAAGTCCTACGCAACGTGAAGATGATGCGATTGCCAATCGTGATGTAAAAGGATTGGTCAATATTGCCAGAGACAACATTGGAACTCCTACCGCCGATATTGCAATGAAAGTTGCAAAAGGCATTGAAGAACGCACCTCAAAATTTAACTCTCTTGTCAAGCCTATTGACGAAAAGGGTGGCGTTGCTACTCCTGATGGACGTATGGAATTTGTAAAGCAATTCCAAACAACTGCTGATAAACCTCAGTGGGGCAATGCTTTGATTTCGTATGTTCTTGGAGACAAGAAAGCTGCGGTTCTTCAGGTTACTGGTGGCGCTGTAAGTTCTAAAGTCACATTTGACAACAATGGTGACATGATTCTTGAAAAAGTTAATGAACTTGGTGAACCTGTTTCATATACAGACCGTAAAACTGGCAGACCAATTAGTGAAGCTGAATATGCTAAACGTGTTGGTGGTATTTCTGCTTGGTCTAATACGCTTAAAGGCAAACTAGAACAAGAAACTAGAACCAAAAGTCAAGAAGCATTTCTTAAAGATGAAGAATCTGCTAATCATTGGCATCAGCTAACTCAAAATCAAAAACAGTTTCACGCAGAAAACTATGACACGTTAAGCAAACTTAAAAGCGATTTGCCTTCTGGTTTGTATAACAAGATCATTGGATCTGTAAGTCAGTCTCTTGGTCAAGCAAATGCTTCCTCTACTGGCAAAAGTGTGTTTAACCAAATTGCAGACAGAGTTGGTCGCGGAGAAAGCGTAACTGTTACTGACAAAATGGCTGGCACTTTGAATGTTCCGGTTGGTACTGTATTGCGTCTAAGTGGCGATCATTTGGTTGATACAAGCAACAAGTACAACGTCAGCATGGATAAACTGAAAGCACAAACTGATACTGAAAACATCAATAAAGAAGCAACTCAAAATGCTTCTCAAACAATGTCAAGTATTGCTGAAGCAGAACGCCTTGGACAATTGAATAGCATTGAAGCAGCAAAGTTGCGCCGAGTTATTGAAAACAGTCAAAATATGGGCCGTGAGTTGGCTATTGCTACTGAAAAATATGGCAAACCTTCTTTTGTTTCATTGCCAACATCAGCATCTTTTATTGATAAGCAAGCTCAAGTAATGGCTCAGTCATTGCAAGGTATGCAGAATGCTGATCAAATGGATTCTTATATTAAGTATCGAAGAGAAGCAAACGCTGGTTATAAAGAAACCAACACGGTTCCTTTGCCTGGTGAAATCGGAACGAACTATTTGAAGCAAGAAGCGCCTAAAGTTATTCGACAAATCTATTCTGACGAAATCAGTAAAGTTATGGATAAGGAATATGCTGCTAAACGAATAAAAGCAGAGCCAACAGTTTCAGCAACTCAATCTAAATCTGCTGCGGTTCCTGCCGCAAGACCTTCTTTGGCTGATTTGAAGAAGAAACATGGGGGTTAAATATGAGTGGTTTTAATGAAGCAAAGTTTCGTGCAGAAGCCAAAGCTGCTGGGTACTCTGAAGAAGAAATTAATGATGCGGTAGGCGCATCTTCTGCATCTGTTACCCCTCCATCAACTGCTACGGAATCTGCCAATAAAGTTGAAGAAGAAAATAAAGCAGCTTTTGAAAATAAGTCTGCTGAGATCAAGTCCGATTATGAAAAGGGAGCTAAGAAAGCTACAACTACTCATGTTCAATTGGGTGATTATGAAGCTGACATTCCTTCTGTATTCATAAGTCCTTTAGGATTAGGTATTGGTCTTGCTGCGACTTATGGAACATATCAAGGCGGCAAAAAAGCAGTTGAAAGTGGGAAAAAGGTATTTGATTCTTTAAGAGATTTTCATAAAGATAGATTGCCTGCCAATACTTCATCTGTTGAAGCAGCAAAAATTGAACCTACTTTTGATGTAAAGCCTACTGCGCCTGCCCCTACTCCTTCTGCTCAAATATTGACTCCAACTCAGTTGGTTGAATCTGCTCAACCATCATCAATTCCTGAAGGAATGACCCCTGAAACAGATGTTGGCAAGATCCCTAAAGACATGGGATTAGTTGAAAAAGGGACTGGCAATACTGTAATCAATGCTGCTGATAAGAAAGTAATTGAAGCTGAAAAAGCTTTGGCTAAACAAGGTGCTATTGTTCCAAAAGGAATGAAGCCAGATTACTTAAAGCCTAAAGGTGGCATCGGTGTTGGCCCATATCATTGGTTTGAAAACCAAGTAGGCGTTGAACGTGCGCCTTCGTTGTGGCGTGAATTGTTTGGAGAAAAGAATGTACCGTTGAAAGATGTTCAAGAAAAGTACAAAGCATTTGCCCAATCTGTTCCTGAAGGATATACGCCCAGAAGTGATGAAGGGGTTCTTTCAAAGCGTGGCGGCAATTTTGGCAAAACATCTGCTGTTCCTGAGTACATCCGTGGCAGTGCTCCTATAGGCAATATGCTTTCTTTGGCAGGTAATGCCTTGGGTGCAGTTGAGCTTAAAAAAGCATATGAACATGGGAAAAAAACAGGCGATTGGTCTGAACTTGGACTTGGCGCGATCAATCAACTTGTCGGAAATTTAGCACCTCGGGCTGCTGTTCCTTTGGCCTTGATGAGTCCTAATAATGTATCTTCTGGTACTCTTGATACTCCAGAAGCACGCGAGTTATTTGCTCGTGTAAATGCAAAAAAATCTACCTCCAACTTTGGCATTGCTCCACCTCCGAGATAAACATGGAAGAAGTCACACACGCTCAAATCTACGAACGCCTGGTTGCTGTTGAAACCAAGGTTGATCACATAGACAAAAACACCAAAGACATGGTTGATGGCTTCAATGCTGTTCAGGGGGCATTTACTGTCCTTGGTTGGATAGCTAAGGTTGCCAAGCCTATTCTTTGGATTGCTGGCGCGTTTACTGCGGCGACTATCTTCTGGTCTAACTTCAAAAAGTGATGTGGACCCTATAAGCTTGGAGCATGAGTAAAATATTTTTGTTCAGCAGCTTTACGTGCCGCAATTGCATCTTCAAGATGTTCAAAACGGCCAACGTGAATTCGTTTGCCTTGAACTCCAATTTTTACGTGCCACTTGTTACGTGACTTTTGCCAACAAACACCAGAATATCCACTAGTGTTGTTTAAATTTTTTAATCTGTTTTGGCTGTTTTGTGCGCGAGTAACTTCTCGCAAGTTAACAATTCTGTTATCTGTTTTTATTCTATTGATATGATCAATATCATTTGTTGGCCAACGGCCATAAGCCAATAGCCAAATTAAACGATGAATCGCTTCTGATTTTTTAAAAAAGGTAATTTTTAAATATTTGTTGTTTAGATTTTGCGCTAATGTTCCAGCTTTTCCGCCGCCAGTTGTATTGAAACGGCGAGTTAAAGTACCAGCTTCAATATCCACAATGAAACGGCGATGAAGTTCAGCGATATACTCTTGTTCAGTCATAAGACACCTTTCTGTCTGTTGATTAGAAACCCTTGCAGATTTGCACGTCTGTGAGGGTTTTGCTATTATACTTTTATGATTGATCCAATCAGCTTGCTAATGGCTGCATCGGCAGCAGTCAATGCAATACGCAAAGGCTGTGAGATGCTCTCTGAAGGCAAGGCTGAGATTCAAAAGATAAAGAAAGCTGTTGGAGATGCTAAAGAGATTGCTAAGGATCTATCTGGATTCTTTGGTTGGATTACTGGGTTGTTTAAGCCCAAGAAAGCTGATCAACCTGTATTACCTGTATCAACAGCCATACAGAAGAGCGTATCTACAAAAGCAAAACAAGAGCAACTTAGCTACGAAGAATACGAGACTCAGCAGATTCATCAAGTCTGTGAACAGTTGAAGACATTCTTTGAAGCTAGAAGGAATTTAGTAACGTATTGCCGTGAATTGGAAGAGGCATCTAAGACTACGGCTACTGTTGAAGACAGTGCTATTGATCGTGCTGAAATTGAATTGCAACTTGAGTATCTTACAAAGCAGATACGTGAGGCAATGATCTATGCGCCTGATGCTTTGAAAGACATTTACTCTCGTTTTCTGAAGATGTACGACCAGATTCTTGAAGAGCAGGAATTTGATAGGCAGGTTAGGTTGAAAAAAGAGAGAGATGCTAAGTGGCAACAAGAGCAAATTCACAACAGCCGGGTAGACAGACTACTGGTTACCGTAGCAGCTCTTCTTCTGACTCTATGGGCATGGGCGTTTCTAACAGCACTATATTGGCAAAGGAAGATGCCAACAGGTTTCTGACTGGCTTGCTGATAATGCTGGTTGTGTTTGCAATGATCTTGCCTTTGATTGTCATTGTCTACATTGATGTATTGGCTATTAAGGTCAGCCTTAAAGAAGAGGTTTCTCAACTGAGAAAGCTTAAGAAAGAACTTGAAACTCAAAAGGAAAAGTGATGCTACCAATACTTGCTTCAATCATAGCCAACCTCGTTGACAACGGTATGCACAAAGTTGCTGATCAAGTTCTTGAAAAAGGTGTGGATGCTGTCCAAGAAAAGCTTGGCATTGAGCTAAAACCTGAAGGACAAGCTACTCCTGAGTACAACGCAAAGCTCCAGGAAGAAGCTAATAAGCATTCTGAGTTCATGGCTGAGTTGGATGAGAAGTCTGCTCAACGTGCTACTGACATGCAGTTAATTGCCATGCAATCAAACGATTGGGTGGTGCGCAGGTTCAACTATCAGTTTGCTTGGTTCATGGCTGTAGCTTCGTTTGGCTACTTTGCTGCTGTGTCATTCCTGCCTATTGATAACCACAACCGGGACTTCATCAACATCATCTTGGGTTTCTTGATCTCCCAGGCAATCTCTAGTGTGCTTCGTTTCTTTTATGGGTCTAACAATGCAGGCCAAGAAGAGACCAACAAACTGTTGGAGAAGAAATGATTGTAGAAACCAAACATCTTGAAGCTGTTGGCGTGAAAGATCCTGCCAAATGGCTGGAGCCTATTCGAGAAGCCTGCCAAAAGTTTCAGATCAATACTGACAAACGAGTGTGTGCTTTCCTGGCTCAATGTGCTCATGAGTCTGGTGGGTTCACTATGTTGACCGAGAACTTGAACTACAGAGCTTCTACGATGGCTGCGTGCTGGCCTAACCGCTTTGCTGTTCTTGGTCCTGACAAGAAGCCTGTCAAGGATGCCAAGGGTGCTTTAACTCCTAATGCCTTTGCTATGGCCTTGGAAAAAAAGCCTGAATCTATTGCCAACGTCTGTTACTCAAATCGCATGGGTAACGGCACGATTGAATCAGGTGACGGTTGGAAATACCGTGGCAGGGGGCTTAAACAGCTCACAGGCAAGGATAACTACACAAGGTGTGGCCAAGGTATTGGCGTTGATCTTGTAAGCGATCCTGACAAGCTTTTAGAGCCTGCTTTTGCTGCCCTGTCTGCTGGATGGTTTTGGTCTGCCAATCATTGCTCAGACTTTATTGACCGTGATGACTTTGTTGGTTTGACCAAGAAGATCAATGGGGGCACTATTGGTTTGGCAGACCGTGAGGCTCGTTACAAGAAGTGCCTTGCCTTAGTGGGGTAATGATTTGTCCATCAAGAAGTCGTACCCCAATTCCTTTCTGTAGGCATTGAGAGTACGCTCTTGACGTTCAATCATGTAGTAGAGAAAGCGCACTTCGTCTGTCACTTCTTTTGACTCAACGATAGTGCCTTCATCATCTCTACACAGCAATACATAGGACCAGGTAGTCATATGTTAGTGGTAGATGTGTGACATCACAAACACAACAGCACCCACGATCATAGCACCCATAGCTGCTATGCCAGCAAACATGAGAGCCATCTCAATCATTTTGGTGCTCCGGCGCGGCTGTAGATCATGAAATCCAATGGCTTGAGAGACACTGGCGTTGCTTTTGGAGTGCGCTGTACCTTGCCGTAGTCAGCATTCTCTAGACGTTTCCTGCGCATGACCTCTTCCATTGATTTCTTTCCTTTGGAAGAGATGATCTGTTCTTTCAACAGGTCGGGGTAATAGGTCTTGATGTAATCGGGATGGAAGGCATTCATTTACGTGCCTCCAACATTGCGTCTGCCATTTGATAAGCACTACTTGCAAGCCTTTCTTCGTCATACCAACCATTTTCATAATCTGTATGACGAGAAGTAATTAATCCTTGCATTGCTTTGGCAGCAAAGTAGTCGCGCAAGGTCATGCCTTGTGTCAGATTGCGTTCTGCTGGAAATGCTGGTTCATCTGTTTCTTTACTCATAGTGCTCTCCATTCACGTTCTTTACGACCTGCATTAGAGGTCACTTGTTTACCTGTTAACTCAACCATTTTGAGACGCTTCATTTCTGGCAGACGTCTAGCTACTGCATTGCCATCTAAGAGGCTGAAATAGGCTATTCCGTCCTTTCCTAGAGGCCCAAACTTGGTGAGCACATCATGGATCTTTGCAAAGTGATAGGTTGATACTTCTTCAATTTGTACAGCGGCTTCTTTGCTTGTTTCTGGGTCATTCTTACGTGCCCGAAAGATGTCTAAGAATTTCATTGCTATCCCTTTCTTCCAACAATCCAATTGATTTCCGTCCACTCTTTGTGGCAACGGCTCTGAGCAACCATCTTTGATCTGTACTCTGCATTGCAGTCTTCACAGATAGTTGCTGTTTCCTTAACGATCCTGGCTACATGAAGCCATTCAGAATACTGTTTGTAGTCTCTGAAACAATCAGGAAACATGATGTTTTTATGTGGGTTCATATTAGTGGGGGAGAACAAATCTAACTGCATGAACTCCCCCCCTCTATCACTTCTTGTTTTTAGAGCCTACTGGACGACCACGACCACGTTTGGCAGGTGGCTTGGAGGAAGTCACAGGCACATGTTTTGGGAAGCTATTTACAAGATCATCATATTTTGTAATAACCTCTTTTACCTCGGCCTGAACTGCTGCCAAAAATTCAAACTCTGATGCTTGAACAATTACAATCCCAGCATAACTAGAAATTTCAAGTCTATACATTTCAATTCTCCTGATCAGAAGGGCAACGCTTCGCCGTCATCCAGCACATCAACCACGTTACGCATTGGTTTGCGAGTGGGTTCAGAACTTTGACGGGGGGCAGGTTGTTTAGGTTTGACAGACAAAGAGAAGAATTTCTTTCCATCCTTGCTTTCCTTGATCCACCCACTCAACCAGTAGTCAACGCCATTAGCATTGATGCTGCCCGAGTAAGAAGGGTCATTTTCATTTCTCTTTTTGTCAGAGTTGTTAAAAAGAACACCGCGATTTGTATTGTCAAATTCAGCCATTAGATTTCCTTTAAATTAAACAGGCTTTGCTTTTTTAAGAGCAGCCCTCGTTGGTGCAGACAAGAACCCGAACAGATAGACCTTCTGATCCGATTCCAGTGCCATTTCATCGACCA